GTGATATACGCTACTCCATTTACGATGGGCGAAAAAAAGAAACTCTGGAAACACGCTAAAGAAGATGATATTGAGTTTATGGTAAGAACCTTAATATTAAAGGCTTTAAATAAGGATGGTTCAAAGATGTTTTCTATTGAAGATAAGATAACATTAATGAACAAAGTAGACCCAAATGTAATAGTACGAGTTGTAGGTGAAATATCGGTAGCAAACACTATTGATGAAATGTCGGGAAACTAACAAGCGATTCCGAGTTAAAAGGGAAGTATGAACTTGCGAATCGCTTACACAAGACTGTTGCAGAAATTGATGCAATAACAGTTGAGGAGTTTAACGGATGGATTGCCTACTTCCAATTAAAGGATAAAGATGGCAATTAATCAAATAGCAAACCTCGGAGTTAAAGTTGACCCCAGAGGTGCAATCACAGGTGCTTCAAGAGCAAAACGAGCCATCACTGGTATTGGTAATTCTGCTCGTAATGTTAAAAACAGAATTATGTCCTTACAAGGTGCTTTATTAGGTCTTGGTGCAGGAGCATTTATAAAATCAGTCATAACAACAGCCTCAGAAGTTGAAAGCCTGCAAGTCAGATTAAAATTCTTAACAGGTAGTGCTGAAGATGCAGGTAAAGCGTTTGATTCAATGAACGAATTTGCTAAAAAAGTACCTTTTTCTCTTGAAGAAATAGAAAGAGCAACTCCTTCTTTATTAACAGTTGCAAATGATGTTGACGAATTAAATGAATTATTAGCTATAACAGGTGACATCGCAGCCGTTTCAGGTCTTTCATTTGAAGATACAGCTAGACAATTACAAAGGTCTTTTGCTTCAGGTATAGCATCTGCTGAAATGTTCAGAGATTCAGGAACGACTGCATTCTTAGGTTTTGAAGCAGGTGTTTCTAAAACTGGAGCAGAAACAAAAAGAATAATAATGGATATGTTCCAAGATGGAACAACTACTGCTAAAGGTGCTACTGCCGAATTAGCAAAAACATTTCAAGGTCAAGTGTCAATGATGCAAGATGCTTTTCGAGATTTAAAACTTGCAGTGGCTGAAGCAGGAGTTTTTGAAGCAACAGCAAAAGCAGTTATTAAAATAACAAATGCTTTCCGAGACCCACAAACAATTTCAATGATGAAAAAATTTGGTGAAAGCCTAACTACTATTGGAACTGTTTTAGGCAATATGATAGCAGGATATATGTCCTTACCAAAAGAGGTCAGAGATGTAGGTATTATTCTTGCAGTTTTAGGTGGTAAAAAGGCTAAAGTAGCTATCGGTGCGTTAGCAGTTTTTAGTGAGGAATTAAACAGATTTTTAGACCTTACATTTAACGCAGATGAAGCTAATAGAAAAGCATTAGAATGGGCAAACTCTATGCAAGATGGTATTCGAGCAGGGTTAGTTCGAGCAGTTTATGAAGCTAGAGATGCTGAAAATGCTTCTGAAGGGTTAGATGAGATTGTTATGGGTCATGGTGTTTCACAATATAAAGATTTAATTGACCAGTATAAATCTATATATCAAGGCTTTTTATTTAATCAACAAAGAGTAACACGAGATTTAACTGGAACTGTTGATGATTATGTTGACAGTATTAAAGATGTTGGTGTTGAATTAAGTCCATTGATGCTTTTGTATCGAGATGAAAAAGAAGTTTTAGCACAAATTAATGACCTATATATAACAGGTGTTATAAATCAAAAGCAAATGGCAGACTCAACAACGGAAGTTGCTATGGCTTATATGGATGCTGTAGACAGAATGCGACAGGCTGATTTAGATTCGCAAATAAAAAGTTTTGCAGACAGTATGGCAAACAATATAGAAAACTCAATTATGAGAATGAGTCAAGGATTGATTTCTTTTAAAGATGTTGTTAAAAATGTATTCCAATATGTTGCAGGTCAAGTCTTTAAAATGCAGGTGGCACAGCCTTTAGCAACTGCTTTATCAGGTGCTATAACTAGTTCAATGACAGGAATGTTTAGTCCTAATATTGGTACTGGCACAACACCACCAAGTGGTAGAGCAGGTGGGTTTGCAAATGGTGGCAGACCACCAGTTGGTGTACCATCTATTGTTGGTGAAAGAGGTGCAGAGTTGTTTGTACCTGACACAGCAGGAACAATTATTCCAAATAACAAATTAGGTGGTGGTCAAACTATAAATGTGACATATGCACCACAGGTTAATGCTTTAGACCCAAGAACAGCACAGGTAGTTATCGCTGAAAATGCACCTACCATTGTTGGTCTTGTAAGACAGGCATTTGAACGCAACGGTCAACAGGTAGCCTTATGAGTTTTCCCACATCCCCCACAGCAAGTAGTATATCTATAACAAGTGTAAACCCAACCTACACAAGTGTTACTCACTCATTAAAACGACAGGTGAGAACGAGAGGTGGTCAGCGTTGGCAAATAGAGGCATCCTATCCACCACTAAGCAGAGCAGACTTTGCACCACTATGGGCATTTGCTCAAAAACAAAAAGGTCAGTTTGGTAGCTTTGCATACACACCACCTGTCTATTCAAATTCAAGTGGCACAGCAACTGGTACATTGTTAGTAAATAATAGTAGTGGTTATGTAGCAGGCACATCGACAGTTACAGCAGATGGACTTACAGGAACGCTTAAAGCAGGTGACTTTATTAAATTTGCAGGGCATGACAAGGTTTACTCAGTTGTTGCAGATGGTTCTACATCTTTAATTATTGAGCCACCTCTTAATGAGGCTGTCGCAAATAATGAGGCTATAACATACAATGCAGTTCCGTTTACTATGGCATTTACATCCGACACGCAAAATATGACTGTTGGTGTCAATGGTTTTGTTAATTACGGTATTAAATTAATTGAGGTTGTTTAATGGACAGAGGCTCTACCACAGCGTTTCAACAAGAGGTTGTAAAGTCAGCTAATAGACCTGTTCACCTTGCAGAAGTTATCTTTGATGATGAAACCGTTAGAATGAACGATGGTTACAAAGACATCACCTATAGTGGTAACAATTATGTGGCAGTTGGTCATTTCATGGGTTTTTCAAACATCCAAGAAGAAGTACAAGTGATTGTAAGTAAAGTAACACTAAGTCTTTCAGGTGTTGACCAGTCAATGATTTCAAGATTCCTTAATAAAGAGTACATTGACCGAACAGTTAAAATATACACAGCGTTTTTAAATGACTCTCAAAGTCTTATTGCTAACCCTGTCTTAATTTTTGAAGGAAGAATGGATGCACCAGTAATTACAGATGACCCTGTAGGTGGCAAATCGTTAATATCAGTAACAGCTACAAACACTTGGGTAGACTTTTCACGCAAAACAGGTAGACACACAAATCACGAAGAACAGCAAATATTTTTTGCAGGAGATAAAGGCTTTGAGTATGCTTCTGAAATTGTAAAAGATATTGTTTGGGGGAAGGCAGGTTGAACCCAAATGTTGAAATTAAACTAAAAAATTATGTTGAATCTCAGATAGGGTTGCCTTTTGAGTTTGGTGTAAATGATTGTCCTTTATTTACGCTGGGTGCAATTGACATCATGCTCGACACCGAATACAAAAAAGACTTTCTTGGTAAATGGAAAGACCAAAAAACTGCGTGGAAATACGCAAAAAAACATGGTGACATATATGAACATTTACTAAAATGGGGTTTTAAAAGAGTCAATATACAATTCATTCAAATAGGTGACATCATTATCATGGCACAAGATTTAGCACATGCAAAAAAATGGAGAAGTGTTGCTGTTTGTATGGGTTCTAAAGTTGCTATCGTTACGGAAGATTATGGAGTTCAATTAGTCGATATAAGAGAAGTACCTAATGTTACGGGAGTAGTCAGATGGCAGTAAGTGTTATATCAATAGGTGCATCGGTAGCCTCTACTTATATTGCAGGTGCAATTGGTGGTGTAACTGGACAAATTGTAGGCGCAGTTGTAGGTACAGTTATTGCAGGTGCTTTATCAGGTCGAGAACAACAAGAGCAAGAATTAGACCAGATTGCACAGCAACAAGCTAGTGCATTATTAAACAAGGCTTCAAACAATGCGCCACTCCCAGTTGTTTACGGATTGCGTAAAGTTGGTGGTACTCGTGTGTTTATGGAAACAAGTGGTAACGATAATGAGTATCTTCATGTCATTATTGCTATGACAGAGGGCGAAATTAACTCATTTGAGAATGTTTATTTAAATGACATAATATCAACAGACTCAAGATTTTCAGGTGTCTTAAATGTCTATACACACACTGGTGCAGATAATCAAACTGCCGACTCAAATCTTGTTGCTGATGTTCCAAACTGGACATCTAACCACAGACTGCGTGGCACAGCATATGTTTACTGCAAATTAAAGTTTGACCAAGATGCTTACTCAGGTGGTTTACCAACTATAACTGCTGATATAAAAGGCACAAAAGTCTATGACCCAAGAAATAGTGCTACTGCTTGGAGTGATAACCCAATTCTATGTATTAGAGATTATTTAACAGATACAAGATATGGTCGTGGTATTGAAACATCTTTAATTGATGATGCTTCGTTTATTGCTTCAGCTAATTATTGTGATGCAACTGTTACTATTGGTGGTGTTACTAAGAAAAGATACACGACCAATGGTTTAGTTAACACTTCACAAGGCTCAATGACCATATTAAAGCAACTGCTTACATCTTGTAGAGGCTTTCTTGTGTTTAGTGGTGGAAAGTATAAGATGATTATTGANAAGCCTGAAACAGCTAATTTTACTTTTGATGAAGATAATATTTTAGGTGCATGGACTATATCTCTTGGCACTAAAAACAATCAATACAACAGAATTAGAGCAAACTTTATCAATGAAAATAAAAATTATCAACCTGACATTGCTGTTGTTGAATCATCAGCATTAAGAACAATTGACAACGGTTTATTGTTAGAGAAAACAATTAGCTTACCTTACACAACAGATATTGACAGAGCAAAAATGATTACAACTGTCAATTTAAACCAATCAAGACAAAAAATAAGCTGTGANTTTTTAGCAACCGTTGAAGGGTTAAGAGCAGAAGTTGGTGATGTGGTTTATATAAAGCACTCTACCGTTGGTTGGCAATTCCTAAATGCAAATGCAGGTAAAAGATTTAGAATTATAAAACTGGCTTTACAGAATAATGATGAGGTCAGAGTTACAGCAGTTGAATATTCTGATGACTCTTATGATTTTGGTACAATTTTTGTAAGCGACACAGCACCAAACACAAACCTGCCTGATGTAACGCAAACCAAAATACCAGTTAACCTTGTTGTTACGGAAGAACTTTATGTAACTAACACAAGTCAAGGCGCACAAGTAAGAGCAAATTTATCATGGACAAAGCCAACAGATGCTTTTATTGATTCTTATGAAGTTGAATATCAGCAAGGGTCAGGTAGTTTCCAATTTGTAACGCAAACAAGACAAACAACAGCAGAAGTTAATAACTTACAAGCAGGTTCATTTACATTTAGAGTTCGTTCAGTTAACACAGTAGGAGTCAGGTCAGCATACACTACAACAAGTAGCGTATTAGCAGGATTGACCACACCACCTGCACAAATAACTAATTTTTCTGTTAGGGCAATTGATGGTTCAGCACACTTACAATGGGATAGGTCTGAGGATTTAGATGTATTGCATGGTGGATTTATTAGAGTAAGACACAGTAATTTGATAACTGGAGCAGTATGGGCAGGTGGCTCAAACATTGGTAAGGCTAGTAGTGGTACAACAACGCATACTGTGTTGCCATTGTTATCGGGTACATACATGATTAAAGCTGTTGACTCAGCAGGTAACTTTGCAACAAACTCAACAAACGCTGTAACAACTGTGCCAAACATTTTAGATTTTAATGTTGTGTTGACACAAACAGAGTCACCAAACTTTACTGGTGTTTTAGATGACATGGTTAAAGTTGGTAATGTAATAAGACTTGCTGAAGCACCGTTCTTTGTTTTAACAGAAGCTAGTGACCAATTAGTAACAGAAGATGGATTGTTTGATATTGAAACAGAAGATGGACAAACAGGATTAGCAGATTCTTTAGGTGAATATTATTTTGCTACGACTCCAGACTTAGGTGCAGTTTATACTTCTCGTGTGTCAGCTAATTTGCAATATTCTGGTTTTGTTGCATCTGACTTAATAGACAGCAGAACATCATTAGTAGACACATGGAGTAATTGGGATGGTGAACCTTCGGATAAAGTAAATGCTGATTTATACATGAGGCATACTGAAGGCAATCCAAGTAGCAACCCAACATATACAGCATGGCAACCTTTAATTATTGGTGATTTTAAAGCTAGAGCATTTCAATTTAAAGTAATAGCCACAACAAGTGACCCATCAAGAAACTTAGATATTTCTACATTAGGTGTTTCAATTGATATGCCAGACAGAAACGAAAGAGCGCAAAATATTACAGTACCTACAAGTGGTTTAAATGTTACTTATACAAACGCATTTAAAGAAACACCATTCTTAGGAATTACAGGACAAAATATGGATGACCATCAATACTGGACTCTATCAAATGAATCTAGGACAGGTTTTAGCATTATAATATACGATAATAACAACAATCAAAATGTTTCTAAAAACATTAACTGGATTGCTACAGGATTCGGGAGAGCAGTATGAGTCAGCACGATTACATAATCGACAATGGTACAGGTTCGGCAGTTAGAGCAGACATTAACTCAGCACTTACAGCGATTGCAGGTGCTAATAGTGGAGCAAACGCTCCTAGTACAACTTATGCTTATCAGTTATGGGCAGATACTACAAGTGGAAATTTAAAAATAAGAAACGGTGGTAACTCAGCATGGATTGAAGTCGGTGCTTTAGCAAGTGCTAACTTAGGATTAATGTTAGCTACAAGATTTCCAAATGTAAATGCTAATGTTACTGCAAGTGATGAAGAATTAAACAAGCTAGATGGAGTTACAGCAACAACGACAGAGTTAAATTTATTAGCAGGAGCAACACAACTTGGAGTTGTTATGACTGCTATTTACCCTATTGGCTGTGTGTTTACTTCTGTTGTGAGTACAAACCCTGCAACGCTTTTAGCAGGAATGAGTGGTACAACATGGGTATCATTTGGAAGTGGTAGGACTTTAGTTGGTCTTGACTCGGGTGATGCTGACTTTAACTCTGTAGAAGAAACAGGTGGTGCAAAAACTGATAGCACTACTGTAAGTAGTACATCACTTACAGAATCACAAATTCCTAGTCACAGGCATGAAACAATACATGGTCATGCAAGTGGCTCAAGTAGACCAAATAGCTTTAGTGGTATTAGTGGCAATGTTGGTGGTAGTAATTTCGGTGGTGGTACAACAGATGATGCGTGGGGTACATCTTATTCAAAAAATACTGGTGGTGGTAGTGGTCATAACCACACAAACACAAACTCTACTGTACAGCCTTATATTGTAGTTTACTTTTGGAAAAGGACAGGATAATGGCAGATAAAAAGATTAGTGAACTAACAGCCTTAACTACCTCAGATGGTGCTGAAGAACTGATAATCAATGATGGTGGTACAAGTAAAAAGATAACTATATCCAATGCCAACAAAAAGCTGTTTGATGGCTCAAATGTAAAATTGCAAACAACAAGTGGTGGTGTTACAATAACAGGTACTGCCACAGCTACAGCGTTTGCAGGAGATGGCTCTGCTTTAACAGGCATAACAACCTTACCAAGTCAGTCATCAAATAGTGGAAAGTTCTTAACAACAAATGGTAGTGTAGCTTCATGGGCAGTTGTTGATGCGTTGCCTACACAAACAAATAATAGTGGTAAGTTTTTAACAACAAACGGTTCAGTTGCTTCTTGGACTACGATTTCAACAGGTAGTGTCACAACTAATGGTGGATGGGAACACGCACACA